CATGATTGGTTATTACTAATGTGCCTGGCGATTGGATGGCTACAGGGTCTGTATATTGGATGGTTAGTGTGGCGTAGACCACAATTGAAATATCACGGAGTTGAAGAATGAACGAACGAATTCGAGAACTTGCTATTGAGGCTGGATACGAAAAGGATATGTTTGGTATTGGACACTGGAACATGCCAGAATGTAAAAAATTCGCCGAGTTGATTATTAGAGAATGTGTAAATCAGGCACACGGCGTGGCCGACCTGCGTGGTGTGAATGATGATATGGTTTATGGTGCTGATACTGCAGCGGTTAGAATTCACAGATATTTTGGAGTTGAACTATGAGTATAAGCATTCAGATGCCGAACCAAGAACACCACCACAAAATGAGAATGGATTTTTGATATGAACAAACTAATTAAAGAACTTGCCGCACAGGCTACAACCTACATTGATCCAACAGCCAATGACGGAGTATGCTGGGACTTTGACAAAGAAAAATTCGCCGAGTTGATTATTCGGGAGTGTGCTGATATTGCAACCATGAAACAACATGAATGGCACAGTGCTGGTTCATATATACTGGAACATTTCGGAGTTGAAAAATGAAAATTGTAATTAATCGTTGCTTTGGTGGTTATGGTTTAAGCCATGAGGCAATTATGCGATATCTTGATCTAAAGGGTATAACAGTTTACCCAGAGCAGCGTAAAAATGCTTGGAAGTTTTGGACCTATTGGTTGATGAAACCTGAAGATCGTTTTGAAGTAAAAGAAAATGAAGAATTCTATGCTATGTCAATGGAAGAACGACAGGCTCACAATCAAAAATATTCTGACCAAACTTTTGGTGTTTATGAAGATATCAGCAGAGATGATCCAGTATTGATCGAAGTGATTGAAGAACTTGGTGATGCTGCCAATGGTGACTGTGCCGAATTGGCCATTGTAGAAATTCCAGATGATGTTGAGTGGGAAATCAGTGAGTATGATGGCCGTGAGCATGTAGCAGAAAAACATAGGACTTGGTATTAATATTTTGGAGTTAAATAATGGACATGGATAAATCAATGGTATTTCTATCAGGCAGTATATTAATCATGTTGGGGTTCATTGTGATTGTTGCAGGCAGTATTGTGATTAACAACCTTCTACACAAATACTGGAAACCCGTTACAATATTTACAGCAGGCAGTTGGCAACCTTTTGGAGGAAGAGAACTGCCGCGATATGCAACCGAAGAAGAGCTTGCAAAGCTTGAGCCTATACCACCAAAATTTGACCAGGAGAAATTAAAGAAATGAACGAACGAATTAAAGGCCTTGCTGAACAAGCTGGTTTTGTATTATGGCAAGATGAACCATGGCGTCCCACTGATGTTATCGATTGGAGTGTCCGTTATGATGATGAACTTGAAAAGTTTGCTGAGTTGATTGTAAAAGACTGTGCTAAGTTTGCTGATAAAGGTAATCGCGGCGGCACCGGAGAATTAATGAAAAAACATTTCGGAATTGAGAGGGAATTAGATTGATAACCGATCCAATTTTTCAAACATATGATTATGCCATCGGTGGAAAGCTGGTAGTTGGTCGTGCAGAGATGAACGATTCTTTCAAACTAATGATAGAAGATGGAGATGCTGATGCCGTTTTGCATTTGAAAGAAAAACTCACAAGAGATATGGTGACCTTTATGATGAAGAATAAACTAGTTGAATTTACCCATCGTGATGATCCAATAACAATGATTAGACACCTGGCAATAAGAGCATATCTAGCTCCATCAGATCAAGTAAAAATATTAAGGCTTGCGAAACAATTATGACCGTTGATGAAATTATTTCTATCATAATTATTATAACTGTGGTAGTAGTAGTACTGTGGGACATGTACAAGAAAGAAAAACATGACATTGAAGAATAAAGAATATTTTGGAGTTAAAGAATGAATATTGAAGGACTCACCGAACACCAAGTCGAGCTCTTGGATATTATGTGGAGCATTGAAGAATATTCCGACCTAGAGGAATGGATGAGCACACTAAGTCGTGCTGACCGTATTGAAGCGGAAAACTTGCAGCGACTAGTTGTTCTAGAGGCATTTGAAGATATGTTGTTGGTTAATAAATGCCCGGAAGCCAAGGCAATACTGACTAAGTTTATGTTAAAAAGTGCTTGACATGACCACGGAAGGTATCGTATAATGGCGGTGTTGACCGATGAGGAAGCTATTAAAATCTATAACCACATGGTAGAGATTTTTGGAGATAATTTACCGAATCTAGAACATTACCCAGTATCATTCGAATACTACGTCAAGTTGTATAAGAAATATTATATGAAAGAAGAAAATGAAAATAGCAGTAGCGTCTGATATCCATTTGGAGTTTGGACCAATTGAATTAAAAAACACAGAAAATGCCGAAGTATTAATACTGTCTGGTGATATCTGTGTGGCTGATAGTTTGGATCCTTATGATGCGACTGGCATTCTGGAACGTTCGGTATCAGTACACAGGTTCTTCCAAGAATGTTGTTCTGAGTTCAAGCATGTTGTATACGTTGCTGGTAACCACGAACACTATAATGGTGATTTTGCCAAAACCATTCCAAAACTAAAAGAACGTTTGGGTTATTTGGTGAATTTACATATTCTGGATAAAGAATGTCTTACGGTCGATGGTGTTTTGTTTATTGGTGGCACACTGTGGACCGATATGAACAAAGAAGATTCTATCACGATGTGGCACATGAAAGATATGATGAATGACTTTCGATGTGTAACCAACAGCGCTAGAGAAACATACTTCCGTGATGCTGACGGTAATTCACAGAGTCGTTCACCGAGGTTTACTCCTGAGGATGCTGTGGTTGACCATCGTGAATTTTTGGAATATATCAAACTAATGGTGTCTGGTAAGAATGATAAAGATATTGTGGTTGTTGGGCATCATGCACCGAGTAAACAATCTACTCACCCAAGATACGCCCGTGAGGAGATTATGAATGGTGGATACAGTTCTGATTTGTCTGAATTTATTCTTGACAATCCACAAATTAAATTGTGGACTCACGGACATACCCATGAAGACTTTGACTACATGATTGGCTCAACACGTATTTTTTGCAACCCTCGGGGTTATATTAAGTACGAAGATCGTGCTGATAAATTTAGTTTGAAATTTGTTGAGATTTGATGTACAATGTGGATATATACTCCATAGATTTAAAATTTTATAAAGACTTATGTTACCTTCTTTAATACACGCCGATTATACGAAACAGTCCACACTATGTGGCTGGATTAACACACGTCCGGTGTTTTTGGAAAATAGGGCAGGGGTTTTGTAACAGTTTAAATTTAAAAGTTTACCGCAACAAAACCCCAAACCTAAAAAGTTTGGGGTTTTTTGTTTGGTGTTGCGTAAAAACAACACTGACGGTTGCCAAAATATGTGGTTGTGTTATACTTCATATATCGATTGAGAAATCAATCAAAAAGATTCTATTCGTATCTACGTATAGAGTACGCTCATTAACAATGTAAATTTTGGTTTTGCTCGGTTCATCTAGAGGCCTAGGATAGTGCCCTTTCACGGCATTCACACCGGTTCGAATCCGGTACCGAGCACCATATAAAAACACATTGTTAAACAGCACAGCCGAATCTGTGTGTAACTCCTAGTCGTAACCTATTGTGAGAGATAGGGGAGTGTTTCTCTCATCAGTGTGTTTCTATATGGTTATATTGTTGGGGGTTAGTTAAATGGTATAACCACGGATTTTGATTCCGTTATCACAAGTTCGATTCTTGTACCCTCTGCCATTTTTTAAAAGGAAAGTTATGAAACGAAAAACAATCGCCAAAGAACGTAACTGCTTCGTTCGTTTGGCTTTATTCCGTAAAGCAGGTGTTCATCGCAAGTCTAACAAGGCCTTGCGTAAAGCACAAAAACAAAATCGATTAGAGGGTGAAACTTTAAGGTGAAGTAACTGGCTTTTAACCAGTAAAATTCGGATCGTTCCCGAACACCCTCACCATATAAAAACACATTAGTTCCCCGCAGGGATAATTGACAACAGGTTCATGCTATTGTGTTTTTATATGGTAGCTATAGAAAAACACACTTTCAATCTGAATTGACAGATACAAACAACCAAGGGGAGCCACTGGGTTCATCCAGTTTCATCCTGAATTGACAGGAACAAGGTTGTAAGGGGAGCCAAGTGTGTTTTTCTATGGTCAGTATTGGTAGATCCCGGACCAACTAGGTTGCTAGTCACAACACATAGGGGAAGGGGAATCGCCAAGAAGTTGCAAGAGTAGGCTTGACCGCCAGAGGGTAGCAACGCCATATAGAAACACACTAGCATAGAGTGACGTACCCGTTTAGCGGCGGGTGTTATGGGTTACTCGACTGTCAATCCTCGGGCGGGGAGCTAGCAAGGCGGTTCGACTCCGTAGTGTGTTTCTATATGGTAAAACTATTCGAGTTCAATGGTCACACGCCCTTGCTTGGATTTGAAGTTACCATATTAAAGTATATTTCAGGTTGGGTTAGATTCGCGGTCTAACTATTTGGGATAAAAAGTCGGCGTAATTGCAGGACAATAATCTAAGATACGAAATATACTTTAATATGGTTTATGCAGAGGTTAGTTTAGTGGTAAAACCTCGGGTTGTGATTCCGATATCAAGAGTTCAATTCTCTTACTTCTGCCCAATAATGCAACCTTAGCTGATGTGGTCATAGCGGCGGCCTGAAGAGCCGTTGAAGTTGGTTCAATTCCAACAGGTTGCACCAATGCCCCTATAGACAAATTGGTAAAGTCACTCTCCTCAAAAGGGAGTATATGTTCTCAGTTCGAATCTGAGTAGGGGTACCAAGAAATAATATTTGGTCTGTTCGTATAGAGGTTATTACTGTGGATTGTCTATCCACTTACAGGAGTTCGATTCTCCTACAGACCGCCAAATACTAGACACATCTAGTAAATATGATAGATAGGTCTAGTGTTGCCGAGGTAGCTCAGTGGTAGAGCAGTGTCTTGATAAGGCATTGGCCAAGAGTTCAATTCTCTTTCTCGGTACCAAGTTTTTAGTTTTAGGAGATGTGGCCGAGTGGCTGAAGGCGGCAGACTGTAAATCTGTTCTGTAAAAAGCGCGGTGGTTCGAATCCATCCATCTCCACCAATTTTAATTTTGTAGTCATAACTACAAATTCTTTTTTGTTAAAGTGTCAGCAAGAGAAAGTCACGCTGTCTAGGTTTCTTCGAAGGACCGAAACAGTAGAAGGTTATGGGTTCGACACCCACTAGGTCCATTGAGGCGACTAAACTGGACCGGTATCCCAAGTGACGTACCTCATGCCGTCCGGACTTGTATACTCGGATAAATGAGTTGCTATAATTGAGGGGCAACTACTTTAACAAATTCAATGCAATGGGGGATTAGTGATAATGGGAGCACATGTGCTTTGCAAGCATGAAGTGGGAGTTCGATCCTCCCATCCTCCACCAATAAAAGTCCACTGAATATAAAGAGGTGGCAGATTAATCACCGCAAGGTTTGATTAGCAGTCAGTGAAAGCCTGACACCAATTTGGGTCTTTAGTAAAATGAATATTACACTGGGCTACGAACCCGGAAGTGGGAGTTTGATTCTCTCAAGACCCTCCAAATTTTGCGGGTAAGCACAAGGTGTGTCGCCAGCCTTCCAAGCTGTGCAGTTGGGGTTCGAATCCCCATACCCGCTCCAGTTTTTCTCTGTGTGGTGAAATGGTATCATTCATGGTTTGGGACCATGAGGCGAAGGTTCGATTCCTTCTACGGAGACCAAGTTTTTATTCCGCAAAACCCGAGCAAGGTGCATGGGCGTGACTGTTAATCACTGGTTAGTAGAGTTCGATCCTCTAATGCGGAGCCAATTTTAAGCCCTTTTATCCTTAATGGTAGAGGTCCGGTTTTGTAGTCCGGGTGTGTGAGTTCGATTCTTGCAAAGGGCACCAATTACGCTGATAGCTCAATGGTTAGAGCAGCGGACTCATAATCCGTTGGTTGGGGGTTCAAGTCCCTTTCAGCGTACCAAATTATAAGTCTCGGTAGCTCAATTAGGCAGAGCAGTGGCCTCCAAAGCCAAAGGTTGTAAGTTCGATTCTTACTCGGGTCGCCAAGCAAGTGTGGTGAAATAGGTAGACACAAGAGACTTAAAATCTCTCGCCCGCGAGGGCGTGCCGGTTCGATTCCGGCCACTTGCACCAAATTTCGCGGGTTACGTCAGAGGTCAGACTATCAGGCTCATAACCTGGAGGACGGAGGTTCGAATCCTTCACCCGCATCCAATACTGGCGTTAGTATAATGGATAATACAGTAGCCTTCTAAGCTATCAATAGAGGTTCGATTCCTCTACGCCGGACCAAAGCCTTGTTATTTCAGTGGTAGAATGTCTCTTTTACACGGAGAAGGTCGGCAGTTCGAATCTGTCACAAGGTACCATAAATATTTGGACATATAGCACAGCGGTAGTGCAACGTCTTCATACGGCGTAGGTCAGTAGTTCGAATCTACTTATGTCCGCCAAATGCCCCTGTGACGGAATTGGTATACGTGTTGGTCTTAGAAGCCAAATTTTTGGAGTTCGAGTCTCCACGGGGGCACCAAATTATGTGCGTGTGTAGCTGAACGGTTAGGCGCGGGATTGCAAATCCTTTCCATGCAGGTTCGATTCCTGTCACGCACTCCATTATAGAAAGTTAATATGAAAAATATAGACATTGCAGAAGTGAAAGCGTTTATCGATGCTCAGTCACCACAAACCAAAATTTACATTGGAGCAGACTCCGAACGTTTTAAAGTTGGTGGTATTTGGTTTGCAGATTATACGCTTGCTGTTGTTGTTCATATTGATGGGTGTCACGGTTGTAAAATCTTTGGAGAAGTTCAGCGAGAGAGGGACTACGACCAACGTAAAAACAAGCCTTCAATGCGCTTGATGAATGAAGTTTATAAAGTTTCTGATTTATTTCAGAAACTTAAAGAAGCATTGGAAGACCGTACTGTTGAGGTACACTTGGACATTAATCCAAACGAAATGTATGGAAGTTCATGTGTGATTCAACAGGCAATTGGTTATATTAAAGGCACATGCAATGTGACACCTTTGGTTAAACCAAGTGCATTTGCGGCTTCATATGCTGCTGACCGCATGAAGATGTTGTTAGCTGCTTAAAGAAATAGGAAGATGATGCAGGTGGGATGGTCCGCCGACTGGCCTTGAAAACCAGGTTCTCTTAATCGGGATGGGGTTCGACTCCTCCGTCTTCCGCCAATCAATAAATATAGTTATGAAATATTACATATTCTTTCTTCTATTGGTAGTTGGCATCTCTGTTGCACAGTCTGTAACTGTGCAGAAGTCTGTGGAATGTACCGACACGGAAACAATGTTTCGTGGGTTAATTAATAGTGATTATAAAGAAAAACCTATTTGGTGGGGTGTCGAGCCCGGAAGTAATGTTTCGAAATACAGTTTGTTTGTCAATGAACAAACCAAATCATGGACATTAATTCAATTCGATGGTAAAATGGCCTGTGTGCTGGGTGCAGGTGAAAACAGCACCAGAATATTTACTGGACCTAGTATATGAAAATAACTCAAATCGATACAATTTATGGCCTGCAGGGTTCCGATAAATTGATTACACAATATGTGAAGACTAATTATGATTCAGGCAATTCAACCATCGATGTTATAAGACGGCAATATAGTGTTATTCTGTATGACAAAGACGGCAAAGAAGACAATTACACCAATAACGGTAAAACGGTGGATTTACAAACATAGGTTTTTGTGATATACTGGATGTATGGAGTGTGGGCAGGACGGTAATGCAGCTGATTGCTAATCAGTAGACTCATGAAAGTGGGTCACAGGGTTCGACTCCCTGACACTCCACCAAAAAAGGACTATATGGAAATAGATGATTATGATGGTTTTTATTTTCTCCCTCCGGATGAAAAAGATGTAGACTGTGATGACCTTAAAATGATGTTTTTCACCAAAGAAAATAAAACACCGGAAGACATGTCAACCAAAGTTTTAAATAGTGGTTACTGGTTTCATGTGGTATTTTTTAAGGAAGACGATAAAGGTAAACCTGAATTTGATTCCAATTTCGAAGCAATCTTTTTGGACCCCGTTGAATATGTCAAAGGTCTGATTGGTAGCAATTTATATGGTGTGATCTTAAAGAAAACTGAAAAGTCCAGGGAATGGATTGACAATTACATTAAAGACACAGAACAAAAAATAATTGAATTAAGTTAAACGGAGATTATATTATGACTAATACAAAACATGCATTCACAACACCCGAAGGCAAAGAGTGGCTCATCGGAATGTTGAAATCTGAAGAATTCCTTGATATTATTTTCACTAAATCTGATGGAACCGAGCGCCAAATGCGGTGTACATTGAATATTGATAAAATTCCTGCTGATTTTTTACCGAAAAACACGGAACGCAAAAAAAGTGATGAAGTTTTGCCCGTTTTTGATGTTGAAAATCAAGGCTGGCGCAGTTTTCGCTTAGATTCCATCAAAAGTGTGCAGATATACATTGGTGTTGCATAAAAACAACACTGTGATTGACAATATTTTGACTTCATGTTATAATAATACATTATATGAGCGAAATATTGTCAAAATCCGAGCTTCTTTCAGCTAAAAATTACTTTGCGAAAATATTGTTGAGCTCAAAAATGCTCAACAATGTCAATATTAAAGTAAAAGTAGTTACCGGTGATGCACCTAGTGGTTTATGCATCATTGACGAATACAACAACCAGAATAAACCACGTTCCTTTACGATTGAAATCAATAAAAATCAATCAAAAATGGAAATTCTAAATGCCGTAGCGCACGAAATGGTTCACGTAAAGCAATATGTTTACGGCGAACTAAACGAACAAATGTCCAGCTGGTTGGGACAAAAAATTGATTGCGATAAAGTAGATTATTTTGAGCAGCCTTGGGAAGTAGAAGCTTACGCGCTTGAGGCATTTTTGACAGTTATGTATTTGAGTGAGAAAAATGGTTAATGTACACTTTTTGAGAAAACTAGCATCCGATGAATTGAAGGACACAATGTTCTTTTGCACCGGTGAATTACCAATTAAAAAGAGAGATCCCAATTGGGTAAAGCTTGACGTTCCTAAAATTTCTGTTAAAATTATTACAAATAGAAATATTACAGTGAATTCACGAAAGTGCAAGTCGATACCTGAAGCAAAATGGATCATACAACACATAGACATTTAGGCAATAATGATTTAATTAGAAAAAAGTGCTCTATATAATAGAGTGCTAACATAAAAATAAAAAATATGAGTGGAATTTACATTTTAGAGTCGAAAGATGGTTTTCGAGTTGCTTACAGTGAGCGATATGAAAACATGATCGGCTCATATGATGATTCATTGATGAATTACCGGTTAAATATAAAAGTTATCAAAGAAATTTTCGGATATAAAAAAACTTATACTGAATATTCGGATGCGTTAGATGCAGCTCTTGAAGTATCGAAAAAATATCCCGAAACTGATGATGGTATTTTTGTTATGCGGCACGCTTTAAACAAAACATTTGACGAAGTTATAAATGACTAATGAAAAATTCCGTGACCCAAACTATGGTGAACCAAAATTTACTAAAGAACTGACCAAGGTTGAGTTATCTCAGGCCTTAAACTGGTACACACAAAACCGTGACAAGAAGGCTGCGTTAAAATACGCCACCGACTATTTTAAAAAGAAGTTGAAGGTTAGTGCTGATTCTACACTAAAAAAAGAACCTAGTACATTTGGATTCATCTGTAGAATTGTTACGAATGGTGGCCAGTTATCAGCCAAAGATGTGGAATGGTTTAATGAACAGATTGCCCGCATCAAAGAAGAATCGAAGAAAGAAAAACCAGTTGCGGTTGAAGATGATGATGAACCAGCTGCACCAAATATTCAGGACCGAATTAATGAAAAGGTACATGAGTGTGTTGGTGAACTTGAGGGACAATTAGATGATTATATTCTGTCCGATTTTAAAGAAGTTGGTTCTGCTTATGGCATAATGCACACCTTTCAGATTAAAGGTGTACACGCCAATAAAATTATTAAGATTTACGAAAAACAAAAATTGCGTTTTGAAGAAGTGTTGGATTCTGATGATAAACAGCTCAAAGAAGGATATTCAAATTTTAAACGTATGCAGTTGAAGAAGATTATCAGTTACATTAATTCGGTAATTGATGATGCTACTAAAATCAAGACCGCCAGTTTGAAAAATCGTAAACCTAGAGCAAAGAAAATCAAATGACAATTGCCTGTTTAATTTTCGCAATAAAACAACACAATGGCGAATGATTGCCTGTCGATAACATAAAACATGTTATACTTACTACACTATGATAATTTTTGATTTTAACCAAGTTGCAATTTCGAATCTGATGGAACAAATCGGATCCTCAAAAACTAAAGTTGAGGAAACATTGGTGCGACACATGATTCTTAATTCAATTCGCACCTATGTGAAGAAGTTTAAGAACACACACGGACCTGAGGTAATTATTGCTTGCGATAACCGACATTACTGGCGCCGTGGTATTTTTGAGCACTATAAAGCCAGCCGTAAGAAGGCACGTGATTCTTCTGGTCACGATTGGAACACTATCTTTGATTGCTTGAATAAAATTCGTGAAGAGTTGAAACAACACTCTCCATATAAAGTTATTGATGTTGAAACCGCTGAAGCTGATGACGTTATTGCTGTGCTGGCAATAAAATATTCGGCATCTCAAAAGGTTATGATTTTGTCATCAGATAAAGACTTTGCTCAATTGCAAAAATATCCTAATGTTGAACAATATTCACCTATTCTCAAAAAATACATTAAAGAACCATTGCCTGCTGCTCAACTTAAACAATTGATTATTCGTGGTGATAAGAGTGATGGCATTCCTAACATTCTCACTAAAGATGATGTGTTTGTGACTGGTGGTCGACAGAAACCGATTACTGAAAATAAGATCATTGGTTGGATGAATCAAACACCGGAAGAATTTTGTGATGGTGAGATGTTGCGTAATTTCAAACGCAACGAAATGTTGATTGATTTAAACTTGATACCTGAAACCTTGAAACGAAGTATCCTAGATACCTATGAAAACACGAAAGGTCAAAGTCGCCAAGTTTTTATGAACTACATGATTGCCAATCGTTTAAAAAATTTACTGGAAGTGATTGATGAATTTTAACCTAATGATGCACGAAATATTGCACGAATTTGAACAAGCAAAAACAAAAAATGAGAAAATCACCGCGTTGCAAAAACATGGCGATAAGTCGTTTCAACTGTTGATGTTTTATGCGTTTAGTCCTGATGTTGTATTTGATGCAACCGTACCTGAATATCGTCCTTCAAAAGAACCTGCTGGACTAAATCACATGTACTTACATTCCGAAGTTAATCGGTTGTATAACTTTATTGTTGGTCATTCAAAACGAGCTGACGGCATTACAGCAAAAAAACAACAACAGCTTTTAGCAATTATGTTGGAATCACTGTTTGTTGAAGAAGCAAAGTTATTGGCCGACATTATTTCTCGCAAATTCAAAGTTAAATCTTTGGATATTAAAATGTTAAAAGAAGCATACCCACACATAGCACTGTAATATGAAGAAAACCGTTGTTGTCATTTCCGGTGGATTTGACCCTATTCATTCTGGTCACATTGAACTGATAAAAAAAGCATCTGCATTGGGTGATAAACTAATCGTTGGATTAAATTCTGATGGTTGGTTGACTCGCAAAAAAGGCAGGTCTTTCATGTGTGTGCATGAACGCCGAAAAGTACTTGAGTCAATCAAGTGGGTTGATGAAGTTTGGGAATTTGATGACTCAGACGATTCAGCTTGTGATTTGCTTGAACAAGTAACAATGAATCATCCATCAATTGAGGATACTATTATCTTTGCAAATGGTGGTGACAGAACAGAAGGCAACATCCGTGAAATGGAAGTTCCTGGTATTCAATTTGTATTTGGTGTAGGTGGCTCTGATAAGAAGAATTCATCGTCATGGATTCTAGAAGAATGGAAAGCACCAAAGGTCGAAAGGCCTTGGGGTTATTATCGAGTGTTACATGAAGTGAAAGGATGTAAGGTTAAAGAGCTTACAGTAAATCCTAAAAAAAGTTTAAGTATGCAAAAACATTTTAAACGCCACGAGCTATGGCATGTCACTGAAGGCAAATGTATAGTTAATCAACAGATGCAAGGCGGTTATCAGTTGCCGCCATTAGAACTTATTACACATAGTCGGTTGTCTATACCTCAGGGAGATTGGCATCAATTAACGAATCCATTTAATGAGCCTTGTAAAATTGTTGAGATACAATACGGAACACATTGTGAAGAAGAAGACATAGAGAGGGAAACATGAGTGACGGTGGAAAAGGAAGTAAACCGAGACCATTTAGTGTAACACAAGAAGAATACGACAATAGATGGGACGCAATCTTTGCTAGAGACTTGCGGAAGGAAGAATTAAAAGATAAATTGATGAAGCAGTTAGAAGCTGAATCTGAAAGATTAGGATTATATAATGAAAGTAGCAGTAGTAACACCGACAATCGGAAGTGAGCACCTAATACGGTGTGTTGATTCCGTTGACAAGCAAACATACAGTGATTTAACACATTATGTTTTTATTGATGGTGAACAAAGTGAGTTAAGTGTAATTGACAAAATCGAAGGTGCAACCAAAGTGCGGAAGGTTGTTCTGGAAGAAAATGTTGGTAAAGGTTGGTATGGCCACCGCGTCTATGCAGCTTGTTCTTTTTTGGTTAATGCCGATGTGATTTGTTATTTGGACGAAGACAATTGGTACGAACCAAATCACGTGGAAAAACTTGTTGATAAAATTAAACAAGGTAATGATTGGGCATATTCTTTAAGGAAAATTTATGATAAAGACGGTAATTTCTTATGTAACGATGACTGTGAGTCGCTTGGCAAATGGCCTGTATCTTTCAATGATGAAGTATTCCATATTGATACCTCAAGCTTTGCTGTTAGGCGCGATATTGCTGTTAGGATTGGGCATGCTTGGTACGGCCAATGGGGCGCCGATAGACAGTTCTTTGGTGCGTTAAAGAATCATTTTCCTAAATTCGACTGTTCGAATGATTACACCATGTGTTATAGATTAGATGGAAATCCAAATTCAGTGACACATGAGTTTTTCGAAAAAGGTAATGCTGTGTCAACTGAGAAATATCCCACAAATTTTCCATGGAAACAAGGTCTTATCAAAGAACAACTTGGTCCGAATATTTCATTAATTTTCAATTGATATGACTACAGTATTAGTTACTGGTGCTTCGGGTTATCTTGGATCGCACTTGTGTAAAAAATTGAAACAAGAAGGTATCAAGGTTGTTGGTTATGATTCTAAACCACCAAAACATGGACACATGGATATTTTCTATGAAGGTGATATTCGCAGAAAAAGTTCCCTACTGGATTTATTCTCACGTGTTAAAATTGATTCGGTATTTCATTTAGCCGCAAGAATAGAAGTTGGTCTATCGTGGGAATATCCAAATGAATTTATGGATGTTAACACCGGTGGTACTTGCAACCTGTTAAATGTTATGTCAATGTTCAGAGTGAAAAATATTATATACTCCTCGACCGCAGGCGTGTATGCACCGAGTAATGTGCCAATCAAAGAGAATGGTAAGACTGCTGAGAATCATCCATATGGCATTTCAAAGCAATTGGCCGAGACTGCCATTCGTTACTCAAACATCAATCATGTAATCTTTCGGTATTTTAATCTTGGTGGTGCTGACTTAGATGGAGAAATGGGTGAGTGCCATGATCCAGAAACACATCTGATACCGAACATCCTACAAAATCTAAATAACTTTGAAATTTATGGTGATAACTATGAAACACCAGATGGCACATGCGTCCGTGACTATGTGCATGTCTGTGATGTTGCCGATGCTCATTTTGATGCTTTTAATTATTTGAATGAAGGCAAGAAATCTATAACTTTAAATTTGGGTACAGGTCAAGGCGTTTCGGTATTAGAAATGGTAAATTTAGTTTCAGAAATTACGGGTGAATATGTTGATTATGATATTTTGCCTAGGCGTCAAGGTGACCCACCTATTTTGATTGCCGATATCAGTCTTGCCGAAAAAGTCTTGCGTTACCGACCTAAACATGATATAATGAGTATTATTGCAACAGCTAGTGAGTGGCACAAAAATGAGAGCATCTAATCCGATGAAACAAAATTTAGTTGATGACAGCTTCGATGCTGGTGGTTGGTTTGATGTGGTTAATCAGCGTTTGCTGGATAACAGCATTCATTTCCTTACGGGTGAAATTGAAGAAGGAAACATCCATCGTGCGATGCAATGGATTGTATATGAAAATTTAAATGTTACTAGCGATAGATTTTTAACACTGTACATCAATTCAACCGGAGGCAACTTGACTGATGCATTTGGATTAATTGACTTGATGAAGACATCCGTTATACCTATTAGGACTATTGGAGTTGGTTCAGTTATGAGTGCTGCATTCCTTATTTTCTCCTCAGGTGACCAAGGTCATAGATACATTGCTAAGAATACATCTTGTATGTGCCATCAATATTCAACCGAAATTCAAGGTAAGTTTCACGATATCAAATCTGAAATGATTGAAGCTAACTATACGAACGAACGCATGTTAAATTTATTGGTTGAAAACACGCAACTTACCGAACGTGAAGTCAAGAAAAAATTGTTGCCTGCCACAGACATTTGGTTGCAGCCACAGGAGTTGATTGAGCTCAATGTTGCGGATCGTATTTTTGGAGCATAATGGAAATGTTTGTCGGCGGAAATAAACCTCAGAAAATTCAAAAGACGAAGTTTAGGAAAAATGCGGATTCTGAGAGATATAGTAATCAACATAAACACCACGATAAGAGTACTTATCGTCTTTTAAAACAGGAAGAAGAATATGAGCTTGAAAACAGAACTACAAAGAGAAATTGATAGACTTGAAGCAAAGTTGCAAAATGACAATATGTCATTACAACAACTAAAAGAAGTTAAAGAAAAATTGAAACGTGATAGGTTATCCGAGTTTGAAGAAGACTTGCGAGAAGAAGATAACAAACAAATTTTATTAAAGGGTTGATATGACAGATAAATCATGGGTTGTTGAAGTGAATCGTGTAGAAGGTACCGATGAGTGCTATATCGAATTGAATGAAGATATTCTGAATGGATCCGGTTTTAAAATCGGTGACAATTTGGAATGGACTGATCGTGGTGATGGTAGCTGGTTGTTGAAGAAAAAAGTAGAGAAGACTTGGGTGATGGTCGAAACCATTCACACATTCCGTATGCGATATATGGTTGAAGCGCCAGCTGAACATCCAGAATATGCACTTGACACCGTTACAATGGATGAGGCTAAAGAATTCTCACAGGAGTTTATTGGTGACCAAATTGTGTCGCATCGTGTCGTGACTGAAGAAGAAGCTCTGAAGATATGCGATGTTGATAATAGTTATTGTGCAAAGTGGCATAACGATAAAAAAATAGAAACCTTTTTCACTGAAGAGGGCTGGACGAATGAAATTCGAGAATCTGTGATGGACCGATAACTGTTGCGTAAAAACAACATTAGGCTTGCACAATAAAATCGGTAGTGTTATAATAGCATTATGATGTTATTCGTACACAATCGTTCAAAACGTAAAAAACCAACAGCCAAAAAACTGGCTGAATATCAGGCATGGTTGGATAAAATCAATTCTATGCCACCGCCATCAGGTAGTAAAAAAGTACTCAAAACAAATTTGAGTGCAAATGTGATACCTAAGTTAAAACCACCAGCAGGTCGGGAAACTCCACGTTATCCTAGTCTAATCACTGCTGGTGGCATGGCAACAAAACCCAACACCGGCAAGGTATACACCGGCACAGCTATGTTAGGCATCGGTACTTTGCATAAATCTAATGCGGTTCCGATTTTCTCGGCTGAAGATGCAAAAGACCAAGCCAACATGCGGAGGTAATATGGAGATATATCTATCGTCCACATCAATATTTGTTTTGGGTGCGTTCCTAGGCGCTCTGGTCGGCCGTTCAGTGACATTCGGTGTCATGGGAATAGCACTCTTGGTAATACTACTACTTAAGTACTAGTGTTGTTTCTATGCAACATAGGCAAAAAACGCTTGACAATTGTACCGAAACCTGTATAATTGGTTATGTTGAGTTGATAAGGACACATTGTTATGAAATTGCTTTCTACTGGTAACCCCAAAATCCTTAAAGGATTGGCTGCAGGTTACAACACCTATATTTTGCATTTGGCGCCGGCCAATTTGTCAGGTTATGAAACCTGTGCTAAACGTACCGCTGGTTGCACCGCTGCTTGTTTGAATACCGCTGGGCGTGGCGGCATGTTCAAAAGAGGTGAGACCACCAACGTTATTCAAAAAGCCCGTATTCGTAAAACAAAAATGTTTTTTGAAGATCGTATTACCTTTATGAATTTGCTAGTCAAAGATATTGAATTAGCAATTAAGCAAAGCAAACGGATGAACCTTGTTCCTGTTTTTCGTATGAACGGCACATCCGACCTTGCATTTGAAAAGTATGAGGTGATTCGCAACGGACAATCATACACCAACATTTTCTACGCTTTTCCTGAAGTGACATTTTACGATTATACCAAAATTCTTGGCCGTAAAATCAAAATGATTCCTAATTATTCTCTGACATTCTCTGCCGCTGATGGTAATGATGCCGATGTTTATCGTGCTATTTCAGAAGGTTATAATGTTGCTGCTGTGTTTGGTTTGAAGAAAACCGAACCGATGCCAGAAACCTATTTGGGTCGTACCGTGTTCAATGGTGATGATTCTGATTTGCGCTTTTTGGATCCAAAAAATGTTATTGTTGGTTTGTATGCCAAAGGTAAGGCGAAAAAAGATACCTCTGGTTTTGTGAAATATCCTACTTTTATGATGAAGGCTGCTTAATATGACAAGAGAATTTTTCTTCTACCTCGATGCGTGGAAATTCTGCAATCAAAATAATTTACCTGTTGCTAATATTTTCCGTAGAGATTGGAAAACATGGGTAATAAATTATTCGGATGATTATTTAATTGTGGAGAAACAAGATGTTTGATTCATTTTATGTCGTAGGCAATCGTGCTCTTTATCATAGAGTACCAATTCAATTTTTAGAATATTTTCGAAGTGAAATGTCAAACGAAAATAAATTTTTTAAGATTAGATATCGTGGTCCCCGAGCTGGCATGCCCTCGTCACGATATCGTTCACCGGCGTCCAGACAATCTACCTGTTTAAAAGAAGATGCGACACACTTTTCTGCTTATACTTATTAAGGAATATTAAAATGGGAACACGTAGTTTGACTTTTGTTTATGCTGGTAATGAACCTATTGTGAATATGTATCGCCAATTTGATGGTTATCCAGAAGGACACGGCCAAGAGTTGGCCGAGTTTTTATGCTCTGGCAAATTGGTTGAAGGTTATTCAGATACTGATGAAATACAATTTAACGGTATGAGTTGTCTTGCAGCTCAAATGATTACCAACTTTAAAAAAACGGTTGGTGGATTCTACATTCATGCTGTTACCAATAACGATTTTGACCAAGAATATGAATACCATGTTTATGAGAATAAAGTGGTAATTACGGATCCAGGTGCAGAGATTTTTTCTGGTACATGGTCTGAGTTCAAAGATTTTTGTTGTTCAAAGGCAACAATCTAACGGCAAATGAGGCGATGCCGCTTGACAAATTCGCCACAAAGTGTATAATTAAACTATTGAAACTAAGGAATATATTATGTCCAAAACTGTAAAACTCAAACCTTTCGAAAAACTTTTGACATTGATGGTCTCAGGCGAACCTGTTACCAAAGATGAAATTGATGCCAAGATTGGCTCAGAAATTTATATGTACCGATTGTCTACATATATTTGGCACATTAAGACAATTGCCAATGGTGCAGTTCGTGCGATTAAAGATGGCCGACAAGTCGTTGGTTATCAACTAATCAATGTTGACGAAGTTAAGTCCTACTTGAGTTCAATTGGCATTGCCGATTCAACATGGGTTCCAGGTCAAAAGGTTAAAAAGCCGTCATCTGCCAAATTGGTTGCTCAGACTGGTGCCACACCAATGCCAGCAATTGTTGAACCTGCCACTGAAGATGTTCAAATAGATGAAACTGCCGGACAGACTACTTGATTGCATAGAAGATTTGCATAACAACATTGATTCCGCAGCATTTGTATGTGTTGCGGTTTTAATCAATGTTTCTTTCGTTTGTGTGATTGTCTTAGCTTTATATGAATATTTTTTATCTTGACCGCGATGTTATAAAATGTGCAGAAATGCATAACGATAAACATTGCGTAAAGATGATACTTGAATATGCTCAGTTACTTTCTACTGCTCATCGTGTTCTTGATGGTACTCTGTCTATTGGCCTCTCTGAAACTGGTCGCAAACAAAGCAGATATGTTCTTTCTGACGGCCGTGAGTCTTTGCTTTATATTGCTACTCATCTCAATCATCCTTCAGCAGTTTGGGTAAGACAGTCGGCCGAGAATTATCTTTGGCTTGCAAACATGTTGATTGCATTGTGTGAAGAGTATACCTATCGTTATGGTAAAGTGCATAAAACTGAAAGAGATGGGCTTGCTTATGTTCTACTTAAAAACATTCCTCATAATATTCGGAATAGTGGTTTTACACAACCTACTCCTGCAATGCCTGATGAAGTGAAAATTGTTGGTGATTCTTTGGCATCTTATAGAAATTACTATATAAAGAACAAGGCGCATTTAGCGTCTTGGAAAAAACGAAATATTCCGGAGTGGTATGCCAACATATAGCTTTTTAAACACCGAAACAGGTGAAAATTTTGATTCATTTATGAGCTTTGCTGCTCGTGAAGATTATTTGAATGAGAATAAACACATTCAAACCCTCGTAACAGCACCAGCAATTGTTTCTGGTGTTTCAACTTCAATGCAAAATCGGGTACCTGATGGTTTCAAAGAAGTGTTATCTAAGGTTGCAGAAGCACATCCTGCCAGCACTGTTGCTGATAGATATGGCCAGAAGTCGATTAAACAGGTGCAGACCGAACAAATTGTTAAGAAGCACGTTGAAAAAATTGTAAAGAAAACGAAAACTTGATGCCATTTAAATTTATACAATTGCCAGAGTTAGATTTTGACTTGAAGGCCGTTACAACAGAAGACGGCAGAAGATACAGTACACCGACTGGAGAAATGTATCCATCGGTGACTACTATTTTGGCAGATTATAATAAGAAAGCCATTATGGAATGGCGTCAGCGAGTTGGTGCCGAACAAGCAAATAAGATTGCTACACGTGCTTCGAATCGTGGCACTAAATTGCACAGTTTATGTGAGACTTACTTATTGGGTAAATTGTTACCTGAAAAGATGGCATCATTAATGCCATTGGACAAAATGATGTTTAAGCAATTGCGTCCAAAGTTGGACGAATTTGTTGATAATATCTATTGCCTTGAACAAGCGTTATATAGTCACCAGCTAAAGATGGCAGGTCGTGTGGACTTAATTGCTGAGTGGGATAATGAACTGGCAGTTATAGATTTTAAATCTTCTACCCGTGAAAAGAGTGAAGACAAGATTGAAAATTATTTTATGCAATGTACCGCATACGCTTTGATGTTTGAAGAAATTACAGGCAAAACTATAAATAAAATTGTGATAGCTATTGCCACCGAAGATGAAGTGCCGCAAATTTTTATTAAAGATAAATCAAATTATATTAGCGGCCTAAATAAATACATACAAAATTATTGGGATAAAAGATGAAAATTTATATTGGTCCTTATCGTGATTGGATTGGTCCTTATCAGATCGCGGATAAACTATTTTTCTGGTTAACAAAAGACGAACGATTTAAAATTGGTGCTTGGCTGGGCGAGACCGATGGTAAAGATACTTGGTTGACAAAGTTCTGTGAATGGGTACAAAGTCATAAAAAACGCAAAGTGAATATTCGTATTGACAAATACGACACATGGTCAATGGATAGCACACTAGCATATATTATTTTGCCCATGCTCAAACAATTACATGCAACAAAACACGGCGCTCCTTGTGTTGATGATGAAGATGTGCCAGAAGGTCTTTGCTTACGCAGCACTGAAGCACCACCCAAAGAAAATGAATATTGTACTGATGACAATCATTTCAAACGTTGGGATTGGGTTCTTGAAGAAATGATTCAAGCCTTTGAGTGTAAAATTAATGAAAATTGGGAAGAAAAGTATTGGACTGGTACCAGTAAAATTGAATGGCGTGAATCTGATATAGAATATGATGGCGAAAAGACTTCACAAATGGTGGAGTTGGGTGACCGAAAATGTGATTGGGATGCATACAAAGCGCATGAGGCTCGAAACAATAACGGGTTTAGACTGTTTGGGAAATATTACCAAGCTCTATGGGATTGATCCGACTAAATAACTAAATAGTACATCACATTTTATAAGTAAAAAAATGACTATTAAAGTATTTAACCCAGCAACCAACGGACCATCATTAGCATTTGATGAAATCCAATCGGAATTTGGCGGAACCAATCCGATTGGCTTGGATGAGTATTACCGTGGCGCCGGCCGTGTCCCGTCACATGTTACAGATGTACCAACATCGGGGCCAATTTCAGTAAGAAACTTTTACGGTACAAACCGGCGTGTAGTTATTCCACTGAACATAGCAACAAACACCTACAATTACGATATATTCAACAACCGCGGTCCATCATACGTTGCCGGACTTTCTGATATCACTGTAACAGTTCCTAGTGGTGTTTTGGTTGGATCTACAGCAACAAACGGATTCGCCATGCTGGTTCCAAACTCTTTTAATCCGGCTGACACGGTGACAATTGTAAACAACGGTGTAATTCAAGGCCGAGGCGGAGACGGCGGCGAATCACAATTCGCGGCTCAACCGGCCGGCGGCAATGCCGGCGGACCCGGCGGCAGCGCCTTGTGGGTGAATCGACCAACTACTATTCAAAATAACAGCGTTATTGCTGGTGGCGGAGGCGGCGGCGGCAGCGGTGCTGGTTGGACACCACAAAAAGGTTCTAGTGGTTGGGGCGGCGCCGGTGGCGGCGGCGCTGGATTTAATGGTGGTTCTGGTGGCGGCGGTCCATACGCTGCCTCCGCAGGTGACAGCGTTAATGGTGGCGCAGGTAATCCAGGCGACTTTGAGAACCATGCTGGTGGAACTGGTGGCGGCCGCGGTGCAGCAGGAGGAGTTGGCGGACTCACTGGCGGCCACAATCCTCGACCCGGTGGCGTTGGCGGCGCAGCGGGTAACTATGTTACTGGCGGTTTTAATGTTACATGGGTGTCGAATGGCACACGCTTGGGCCCAGCAGGTTAAATTGAAATAAATTGAAATAAATTGGAGTAAATATGAACAGTGTTAAATTTAAAATCAAGAGCTACGAAGAGGATACTAACTCGTTAATAATCTCGTTTGCTTCGGATACAACAGCAAGCCAAGACCCGGAAGCCTATACAGCGTATGCGTTTCAGCCACTGACTATGTGGCCAGATATAACTGACATGACAGAACTAAAAAAAGAATTGGCTAAAGCAGGAATGTGGCACGCCCAGCAGCAAGAGGCCAAAGAAAAGTTTGTTGTTGACTCAGCACGTGTTGCAGCACTTAAATCGCTGGTAGGTCAAACGCACGAATTCACTGTTGCCGAACTTACCACTACCTTCACAACTCCTTTTGATACGGTGTAAATATGATACGCAAACCATTTTCAGCCTTTGGCCGAATCCTTTACGCCAACTACTACGAAGCTGGATACACGGGAGAGGCGGCCACCTTTTCCGCCAGCGATAACATTTTGTTTTTTAGTGAAGGTAGTTTTACTGTTCTAGACAAAATAACAGGCGAAGTTGTGCATGAACTCGTTCCCGGAGCAATCAACATGGGTGAGTACGAAGACCGGATGTTTAACTGTGTTTGCAATGTGGCCAGCGTGTTTTGGTGCTACGACCCAAAGGTCAACCAAAATTATATTCCTGTCATTGATTCGCTTATTGTAAAGCGGGGGGAGTCAGTCGCGCTTCCGACAGGAACAAATTTGTTCCTTTGCTCAGGTACATTGCAAATCAACGATGCAACTTGTGTGGCTCCGCGTCAAATTCATGTGCGCTCTGTAGGCACTACGGCTACAGCAACCGAAGATGTGTACGGGTTAGTATTTAAGTAAAACTTGCTGCCAAACAAAGCACGGCGAATGTTGTCGTTCTGATTTAATAAATTAAAATATGATGAGGTGTTTGAATGATCCGCAATCAAATGATTATGGAGGTTGAGGTTGACAATGGTAGGAAGCTGCGTATATACGACAACATTTTTGACATGGAGTACAGGAACAACCTGTATGCGTTTGCACTTGCGTCAAAGTTTCAAATTGGCTGGGCAGATGGCTCCATTATTGAGAACAAGAAGCATCAGTTCCTGCACTCAGTTTTTTCTGCTGATGACTTAGCAAAAATTCAGATTGTGGAACGATTGAGCAAGACACCCGCTGCACAAGAGATGGTCGGGTATAAGCTTGCTAAGTGCGTATTAAATCTATCTACTCCAGCAGATGTAAATTTTGTTCACGCGCATCCGGAAGATAAAGTCCTACTTTACTACGTCAACTTGGAATGGCATGATGGTTGGCATGGAGAAACTTTATTTTTTGATGAGGCAGGTAAGGACATTATGTTCGCTAGCGCGTACACACCAGGCAGACTAATTGTGTTTGATGCCAAGATTCCACACACTATTCGACCACAGTCTCATCTATCCGCTTTCTACCGCTTTACGCTTGCATTGGTATACACGAAATGTTGATAATTATAGATGATGTTTTGAACACAGAAAAACTTAAGATTACTCAGGAGTATTTTAACTATCCGGACAATCGTAAAATGCATTGGGTTGATGGCAGCCTAGACGAATGTATGACCGGCGGAACTCCGATGGCGGATATTTTAGCGCATGTACGCTGCGCTTTTGATTTAAAAGATATGAGTGGCGCCGAGCAGTGGGCTCACCACGGTACCAAACCTAATTGGCATATCGACAAGGACGAAACTCTGGTGAATACCACAGGTGAAATAGCTATGCCTATTTGTAGCATTGTCTTTTATGCTGACGTACAATATTTGAAAGGTGGTAAATTTATGACTAATTCGATTTCTGTCACACCAAAAACCAATCGACTGATTGCTTTTAGTCCTGGTGTAGAACATGGCGTTGAGGACTATACTGGTACTCGAATGTCTATTGCAATAAATCCTTGGGCTAAGAAACCGAGGGGATATTAATGTTGTATCCAATTGAACCTGTTAACGGTTTTGGTAAAGACGAAATGGCCCTCTGGGATGGGTTTTTAACCGATGCAGAGATTAATCTATTGTTAGCGCAGCCTGAGTGGTTAGCAACTGAAAAGGCGGCCGTTGGTATTGGTACTGTGAATGATGATGTACGTATAACGCAAGTTGGTTGGTTAGGGCCGAAGGCAGAACTTCTGCCTATTTGGGAAAAACTGTCCAAGATTGTGGCCGAAGTGAACCGCCGGTTTTTTCAGTTTGACTTGACTGGTTTTTATGAACCAATGCAGATCGGCATTTACAGTTCTGATAACAAAGGACATTACGACTGGCACACAGATGCCAGTGCTAAAGATACTAACGCTCCACGCAAACTGTCTATTGCTCTGATGTTGTCAGATCAGTCGGAGTTTGAAGGAGGAGAATTTCAAGTGCGAGTATCCACAGATACACCACAGACATTGGAAACCAAGCGAGGTAGAGCATGGTTTTTTCCATCGTATGTTATGCACCGAGTGCAGCCAGTCACTAAAGGAGTGCGGCGCTCTCTTGTGATTTGGGTTGGTGGCCCTCCGTTTAAATGAATGGTAGTAAACTAATTTTTTGAAAAGTGTTCTGGACGCGGGTTCGACTCCCGCCAGGTCCACCAAAAGCATACTGGACTGGGAGTATTTTGTAAAAAGACCTCTGGTATGCTTTTGATGGGCCTGCCATGGTTTCGACAGGGCAACCAGTATGAATATTGGCTACTCGGGAATGCAGAACCCGTAGGATTGAGGTAACTCGGTCGTAGAAGCAAAAAAATAAATGCAAATGACGAAAGTTACGCATTGGCAGCCTAAACGCTGACTAGGGTTTTTATAGGTTTCCTCGTAACAGAATAACCTATTAATTTTAACTTATATAAGGAATTAATATGAAATCGATTATCGCACTAGTAATGTTGGCATTCGCAACTGTTTCTTTCGCAGCTGAACCTGCAAAGAAAGAAGAAGCTAAACCGGCAGCCAAAAAAGAAGAAGTTAAGCCTGCAGCTAAGAAAGCTGAACCGGCTAAAACTGAACCTGCAAAAAAATAATACCTATATAATAGACAATGGGTTGGTGGATCCCAATAAAACCACCATTTTACACTCATACACACAAGGAGATTATAATGAGTAATATGACACCGTTCGAGATCCGTCTAGAACTTTTAAAACTTGGCAAAGACATGCTCGAACAAGAGTATATGTCAAAACGCGAAGTTGCACACAATAACTGGCAGGTAGCTTCCGAGAATGCTCGCACTCAAGGACAACAGTTACCGAATCAGCCAGAATATCCACCATTCCCATCGGAACAAGAAATCATTGCCAAGGCGCAAGCTTTAAATGGTTTCGTTTCAAACATTCCTGAGCCCGTTAAGGTCTCTAAGAAATTGTAAGGGGAAGATAGGCCGTTTATTCGGCCTATTTCACACACAGAAAGGAATCAAATGCAAAGTAAGATTGTGCTTTTAAGCGCATTTTTATCAAGTGTTATTTTAATGTTAGCTTCAATTAATGTTGATTTACACAACATTATGCCATTCAAGGCAAGCTATCAGTCTCTATCCGAAGAGGCAAAAAAACATGTGACATGTCTGGCTGAGAATATATATTTCGAGTCGGCACACGAACCCGTTGCTGGTCAAATGGCTGTTGCGTTTGTTACGTTAAATCGTGTACAGACCGGCAACTATGCTAGTAATATTTGCGATGTAGTAACCCAAAAGACCGGTAACACTTGCCAATTTTCTTGGTATTGTGACTCCTTCTTTACCTCAAAACGGTTGACAATCAAGAGTACAAAGTTGTATAATGATATCAGAGAGTTAGCAACAAACCTGTACATTAATTTTGATCGGATGGAGGATGTTACAAACGGTGCGACATATTATCATGCAGATTATGTTAATCCAAATTGGACAAAACTTCAGAAGGAGACTAAAATTGGCAGGCATATTTTCTACAAGAGCAAAGGTGATAAAATTGACCGAACAAAAGGAGTTATTTAATATGAACAAAGACCTTATTACTATATGTGTTTCCATCACAATCGTATTGTGTACCACAATCGTTGGAGGAATCATGTATAATTTAAACGACCGCAACAACATGGCTAAAAACATCGAAGTTGCCATTTCAAAGGGTGTTGATCCTTTGTCTGTTAAGTGTGCATATGAAACAACCTCTAATCCGGTTTGTATCACCTTGGCAGCAACAAAGAAATAATTTAGGAGTATATTATGGCAGTGAAACAATTTAGTATTAATCAAATCTCCAGTGAAGCGGACCGCAAGAAATTGTTGGACGCTATAAAAGAGTGTTCAAATTCTATGACACGAATGGACGGAGAAAAAGACTTCATTAAAGAAGCAGTGAAAAAAGTTTCAGATGATTTGAAATTGCCTAAACCTGTTGTTCAGCGTTTGGTTAAAGTTTATCATAAACAAAACTATGATGAAGAAGTGGCTACGCACGAACAATTTGAACAATTGTATGAAACGATTGTGAAGTAATGCCAACTAAAGAAGAAATGAAGAAGTTTTCTGTGGAGATTGATAGATTCGTCTCCGAAAGAAACATTAATCATCTTGAAGCTATAGTTGAGTATTGTGCAGAAACGGGTCTCGAAACGGAAGTCGCCGCAACATTAATTAATTCGAATTTAAAATCGAAAATTGAGTTGTTGGCTTCCGATTTGAACATGCTGAAAGTGAAGAAATCTCGTCTACCTATATGACTGGTTATGAAACATTTGCGTTATTCAATTCATTAAAACTACACTTCAACCGAGAATCTTACGATTACTTTAAATACAATGGTAAAAGTAATATCTCAGTTGAAGCGTTTGAGAATAGGCGTGACAAATACCACTTTCACAAGTTGTCAAGGAAGTACACAAGTAAGGATGACATGGAATTATTTTTCGTGTCCAACTTGGTTGAGAAACCTAACACTTGGGCTGGTGATTTGTTAACTGAAGAAGCAGATATTAATTACAAGACTCACCAAAAGGTGTTACAATCACTATCGTATTTTTTCGAAAACGATTGTCACGTACTATTTGATGGTTGCGACAATCCAAACGATTTGTTCAAAGTGAATGACGGTGATTACCCTGTAATTTTACGCAAGACTATGCAGAAGGTGACACAAATTGAAACCTTGTGTATACTGAATAAGATACTTGCTTTCGAACCTAACTGGAACACTAAGATTGCCGACACTATTCGGTGGCCAGAATTTCGGTTAAGGTTGCTCAAGTATGCCACATTTCTACCACAAGATGTGTTAAAATATAAACTTATTCTAAAGAAAATGATATGATAAAGAAAATCTACCTCGATATGGACGGTGTTCTCTGTAACTTTGAACGCCGGTACCTTGAACTATATGATGAGTTGCCCGGCTCCATGCGTGACCGGAAAAACTTCAGTGAAAATTGGGATCACTTTGTGCAAACAGAACAATTTAAAACATTGGACTGGTGGCCAGGTGGTCGAGACTTGTTGACTTATATTACACAATATCAACAAGAAAATGAAATCGAGGTAGAAATTCTTTCATCTTCTGGTGGTCAAAAATACCACCAAGTAGTTGCCTATCAAAAAATTGAATGGTTGTCTGATAAAGGCATTCCATTTAAAGCGAATATTGTTTCTGGACGTAAAGCGAAAGCCAAATATGCCACACCAGAATCAGTATTGATTGATGATACACAAGATGTTATTCAAGCCTTCATTGGTGCGGGTGGCATTGGTGTACTTCACAGAGATATAGATAACACTTTGATGATGTTGGATAAACTTCTGAACAGGTGACCTATATAAGTCTATATTATGATAATGTGGACAAAAATATACAAAGTAATACAATTTATACAAGGAAATACATATGAGTACATTCGAAAATTTACAACGCAATCGTGGCAAGTTCGACAAATTGTCAAAGGCGATTGAAGCAACCGGCACTCCAGCAGAAGCCGGTTCTAAAGATGACACCAGATTCTGGCAACCAGAAGTTGATAAAGCTGGTAACGGCATGGCGATAATTCGTTTCTTGCCAAGTCCGGCAGTCGATGGTGATGATGCTCTGCCATGGGTTCGGGTGTTTACACACGGATTTCAAGGACCTGGAGGTTGGTTCATCGATAACTGTTTGACTACTTTGAACGATAAGTGTCCAGTGTGTGAACACAACAGCACACTTTGGAATTCTGGTATCGAAGCCAACAAAGAAGTTGCTCGTAAACAAAAGCGCAAGTTGACTTACATGACAAATATTTTGGTCGTTTCTGACCCAAGTAATCCGTCAAACGAAGGACAAGTTCGCTTGTTCAAATTCGGTAAGAAAATTTTCGACAAGATTAACGAAGCAATGAATCCTGAATTTGCCGATGAAACACCAATCAACCCATTTGATTTATGGGAAGGTGCTAACTTCAAGTTGAAGATTCGCAATGTTGAAGGTTATCGTAATTATGACAAATCAGAATTTGCTAGCAAGTCTGTCTTGTCTGAAAATGATACTGAGTTGGAAACAATTTGGAAGAAAGAATATTCTCTCAAGGAATTTACTGAACCAAAGTTGTTCAAACCTTACAACCAGTTGAAGGCTCGTTTGGATAAAGTATTGGGCTTTGAAGGCATTGCACCTTCAAGCACTGCTGAGTCTATTGACCTCTCTCCGCCAGCAGCTAAGTTTTCACCTCGTCAATCAGCACCAGTTGACACTGGTGGAGATGATGATTTGGAATACTTCAAGTCTCTCGCTGAAGAATAAACTTTTCTCTCTCTGAGAACCGTTTGACCCCGCCTAGTGCGGGGTTTTTTACGCTCCCATTCTGCCAGGATTTAAAATGTTCGCACTCCAAATATCCGTCCAAGGATCAAAGTTGTGTGCTGATGCAACCGCAGTTGCTGGCGCAGATTGTGTTTGGGGTGCAGCCGATTGTTGATTGATGACAACTGGTGCTGATTGTTGTTGTGTTAATAGTGCCATCTTCATATCTGAAGCCGCCGTAGAACCAGAGGCTAATGCTGTGCCAGTAGTTGGTGGTGGCAGAGAGAACATTGCCAGTTCTTCATTTCTTCTCGTTATTAGGCCTGGCAACGCCTTGCCGCTGGCTTGATTATATTCTGGAATCTTTGCTGCAATTTCCTGATTACTTCTTTTTCCGTCAGCAGTGACTTGCCTTAGGGCTGCTGGTCCTAAATTATAAACAAATGAAGTTAATGCATCTATTTGTTTTTGGTTCCAATCATAACCTTTATTTTTGCCGTAAGAGACCACATCTTTTTGTGCTTTTTCCAAATATTTACGTAGACGCGCATCGGCCTCAGCTTCAGTTATTACTTCATCCTCGCTGTTGGCTTTTGTGCCGTATCCAATACTTATTTGTTTATGGTCTTTAAAGGCTCTGGCAGAAAATTTTTCTTTCTTTTTTATGAAGTTAACCAACTCCTCACTGACTCCACCTTCACCTGGAGAAACTTTTGTTGGAGATGCACTATCATCCGTGCGCTGACCTCGCCAGGCACCTGCTGGAGCTGGTGTAGGAGAAGTAGGTTTTAGACCAAGTCTTTTTGATTCCACAGCAGCATACGAACCATCATTCATGGATTGTGATGCTTCTGTTTCGAGTTTGAGTTGCATTTCTTCTGCAACGCGGGATTGTTTTATTTCAATAGCATTTTTGCCTTGTGCTTGAGCTGATGCTATGGCTTCCGATAACTCTTTTTTAGTTTTAATTTCACCTCTTGTGTAAGCGGAAACATCTGCATCGGTTCTGTCTTTGTCAAGTAAAGATTTCAATCCCTCATCTATCAGTAAAGTTCTAGCGGCTAATTTTGATGAGTTACTTCCACGGTCTTGCGCCACTCTGAGATTCTTCTTTTCTTCCGTATTAGCTTCTAAATTTCCCTTATCTATAAGATCCATCAACCATTTTGCGCCAACTAATCCAGCTGCAAGGCCTATGAACAAAGGATTTGTTATTATTGGTAACAACAAACGAAATACACTACCTAATCCTTTCATAACATCTAAACCAATTCCAAATATTTTTCCTATGTTTTCAGCAGAAAAAATGCTCGAAAGAAGACTTGGTATTGAACCTAATGCTCCGGTTACCGCAGCTGCGATTGTTGATCCTATTGTTCCTATTGTTCCTGCTATTCCCAACAATGTACCCATTATTCCTTTATTTCCTCCACCTCCCGATTCGCCTGGTTTGTTTACTGGAGTTGGTGAGGTTTTTGTTTTCTCTTTTCCAAATTGACTTTCATATGCTTTTTCTCTTGCAGCTGAATCTTTAAAGAACATATCTGAACCACGTGATGCTTTTCCGCCACCCATAGTTACCAACTTCATAATGTTTTGGCGCATGACATTCATGTCTCTGGCCATTGCATTACTGTTCATTGTATTTTTTGCAATGATGGAGAGTTGTGCTTCTTGATTCTGTGATGATGTTAATAGAGAATTTAATACCTCAGATTTTATTTCTCCATTAAATGTTCCAGATTCTGATAATTTTTTACCTGGTGTTCTATCTAATGACTGATATCCTTTTCCGAAAATTTTTCTTCCAGTAGCAGCCAACATTCCGCTTCCGCCGAAGAGCATATTTCTAGGATCCAATCTTTCTTTGGTTCTTTTGAATGCTGCAGAGCCAAGAGAGTTTAATATCCCTTTTGATTTTAATTCTTGTTTATAAACATCGGTGAAAGTTGCCATTTTTTATTTTTTTCTACTGTTAATCTGTTGCTTAGTCTTTTCATTTTCATCTTCTATAAACCTCAAAAGCATAGAGACATACATCGTTTTTTCCCAAGGCACCATCTTTTCCAAATCACTTAAACTATATTTGTGGTGTTGCATCAACGCAAAATTGGTTTGATAATGATTGTTTAAGTTATCGTGCCTAAACATTATACGAAAAAACTTTGTAATCCCTCCAACACCATCTCTTCCTGATACCCGCATTTTCCACATTTGAAATCGAGCGTCTTCTTCATTTTAGGAATGTTGTCGAAAAAATCTTGTATTTTTTGAAATTGGTCTCTGGTTAAACTATCTACGAAATCTAGTAATTCTTTTTCTTCAACATCTTTGGAGTAATAAATCGATTCTTCATCGTAAATATAATCTATGCTACTTGAAACTAATTTACCTAAAACTTCAGATTCTTTAAGATTTCTTATTTTTTCCATAATCTTAAAGTCTGGATATTTCATAACAACACCAAGTTTTTGTGTTAACTGTATTTTACAAGAATGATTTTCAACTTGTTCAGGATAAATTTCCAAAGCATTAAAACTTAATTTAATAACATGATTGCAAGGCTTGTCAAGTCCTTCTTCATCTTTAACTTCATTATTGCACTTGTATTCCAAATCTATTATTTCACCTACAGACCTTGCTCTTAATTGTAAGAACATATATTCCAAGTCTAGTATAGGCAAATCATCGACATTAATATCGTCTAAACAACAGTTATTAACAATTTGTTTGATTGCTAATAAAACGGATTCCTCTTCTTCAGATTCCATAGCCATCAACAATACTTTTTCCTCTTTCACCAAAAAAGGTCTGAATTTTATCTTCTGTTTAGATAAAGGTAAAGTTATTTCATATAGCGGTGTATCAATCTTAGGTAACATTATATCTCCATTTTAAATTAAAATCTATTTCCAAAAATTGAGGATGCTGCGAATGAACCAAATATGGATGCAGCTGCCTCTTTCAAATTATAATTGCCTTCGTAAATTGTTCTATATTTCTGGAAAGCAAATTGAACACCGAGTCTGTGGAAATTATCGTCAGACCAAGATAGTGGTTGAGATGCTACTCCAACAGGAAAAGCATCAAGCAATTCTACGGCATAAATTTGTTTGATAAAATCATCATACTGAATAATTTTAATGTTTGTTAAGTAACGAGACTCTTGGTCTTTTGCAAATCTTAAATTGTTTGTATCTGTTGGCATAATAGATTCGATCCAACGATCAAACAATTTTCTTTCATAGAAGTCATTGGTGCATAAAAAAGAAAGTGTGGTTTCCGTATATTGTGTTTGATAAGGAACTTTGTATGTTGGTCCATAAACCTTCACTTCTGTTGTGGCCAAAGTTTTACCTGGAAGTTCAGCTGATTCACATTGCAGTGACAAATACCGTGTGATTGATGGATTAGAAGACTGAGAATAACCTGTTGGTGGTTGTCCACCAAATGATGTGGATAATATTTCCGAAACATCAGTTACAATTGTGTTTGGTAGGTTGATAATCTTTTCAAGTAGACCAGCTTCAATAAATTTACCAATGTACTCTGGTATCGGTAGAATTACCTGAAAACGATTTGGTCTAGCAAGACCATCCTTTGCCTTAATATTAGACAAAAATAAATTTGGAGCGAATGACATTAGAATTTCTTTCTTGAGTCGGAATATACTTTGTTCGTAGAAGCTCCAACAAAACTTTCCATTGGTAATAATGCAGCAATGTCCCACTCACCTGCTGAAATTTCCAGGAATCTTGACTGAACATGGTTAAACAAATACCTCTTAATGCAAGGTTGTGCCTCAAACAATTTGGATGCAGCCTTCAAGGTTTGATATGTTAGTCTCAACCTTGTTGTTGCGTCATACTTGTTATTACTTGCGTAATCGCTCAATTTATCTAAAAGAATGATGCGTTGCTTTGGGTGAATGTAATGTAGATTCAGCCCTAGAAAACCGTCTTGGTAACGTTCTATTGGTAAAACCAATGGGAACCTGTCGTAATATGGCAACGAATCCTTCGTTTTCGGATCATAAAAGTAAAAGTACATTTTTCCAATAATTGTGCCCTCTCTCAGTCTGGTCATGTCATTCATTAACGATTGTTTGGACGGTTTTAAATCCGAAACTTTCGAACGAAGCCAATCACGTGACTTTCGAGTGCGCGGTGTTAATCCCTCTTTTTGTAGGGATGCATTAATTCTATCTATTAAATAAGCCATGCCGTATTTATACTAGATGCCTAGTTCTTTTTCAGTTATGATTTGAAATTGCCACCCATGTTCTCGGCAAAATATATCGGCAGCTCGCCATTTTTCTTGATTTACCGCATAGGTTGCCGCCTCTTGGATAAACCTGTGGGTCTTGCGTTTTTGCACTGGCATCTTTGTTTGTGAATAAGGCTTAACCTCCCACAAATATGTCATCACCAGACCGTCTTTCCGCCTGACCTTGACGATGAAATCTGGAAAGTAACGATGTATTTTTTGGTCAATCGGACTTCTGTATGGAATGGGCAACTCCTCGGACCCCCACCAAATTACACCCGGATTGTCATCAAGGTATTTCATCACCATCTTTTCCCAACTTGAACGATAAATAATGTTGGTCGGGTCACCTTTATATTTCTGTGGGTTTTTAGGTTTGAATACACCTTTGTAGGTTTGTCTGGTCATGTGGTATAAATAATGAGTAATAACTTAGGGTATATATGGCACTATTCACACTTACAGACATACGATTCACTTCAGATAAAAGTCGATCAGCTAATAAAATAGTTGACAACAAATACAGGATTAACACGTTGCGTTATCCTATCGATTTGGGTGAAGTCGATAAGGGACACTATATGATACTGCATATAAATGAACAGAAACGTACTCAGTTTCCTGGCTCAACAACTGGTGATGAAACAACCGCAGTACAGAATAGACTTGGTTTAAATCGTTTTAATGGTGGCGCGTCAGATTTTGTTTCGGTGACTCAGGGTGCTATAACCGCTGCTTCACAATTGGACCTTTCGGTAGTTTCTGAGAACATACAGAAAAAATTTAATTTGTCGGCCGGTAGTCCAGAATTACAAAGACTGTTGCAAAAAACTCAAGACACATTCAGTGGAAGTTTTTCAGGTGCAGCAGAATTTATTGCAGATAATGCCGGAACTTATGCTAAAACCGGTCTCAGAACAACGAAACGTACAACAGATACAATTGCATTATACATGCCCGATACATTGGCGTTTTCTCAATCACAAAATTTTGCTGGACTTGAACTTGGTGGTGGACTAGCAGCAACCTTGGGTGCAGGGTTTTCTGGAATACAAAACATTGCTAATAGTGATGCGAGTAATACTGAAAAGGCAAATTACGCACTTAAAAATGCAACACCATTTGTTTTGAATGCTTTAGCTAACATGGCAGGACAAGCTGGACGTGCCGTATTTGCTGGGCTAACTGGAACAACTGTCAATCCAATGATGGAAGTTATATATTCGGCTCCTGAGTTTAGAACTTTTCGTTTCGATTTTATGTTTTATCCAAGAAGCCGAGTTGAAGCAAAAGAAGTGCAAAATATTATACACAGAATTAGGTTTCACCAAGCACCAGAAGTATTGGGTAACAGTTCTGCCGGCGGATTGGGTGGATATTTCTTGGTGCCACCATCAGAGTTCGATATTAAATTCTTTTATAATGGAGCAGAAAATCCAAATATACCACCAATTTCTACTTGTGTTTTACAAACAGTTGATGTGGATTATGCGCCAAGTGGTTTTGCTGCGTATGAAGTACTAGAAGACGGCGGCGCACCAAAAATAGGTTCAACTGGTATGCCAGTTGGTATTAGACTTGGTTTGGTATTTAAAGAAACTCAAATTATTACAAAATATGATGTGAACCGAGAAGTTAACGGTAGAGATTTCTTTTCTGCAGCTGAAAATAAAAATAACGAGCTTTTTACCTGACCAATAAAATAAACAATCATGGCAAAATATTTTAATTACTTTCCACAAACGGCGTACTATTTGTCGGACGATAACTCATCATTGGATGTTGTTACCAATATAATGTCTCGTTTCTCCTTCAACGCAACATCAAAAGATAAATTGGTGATGTATTCAAAATATGATATTTTTGATGGTGAAACTCCAGAAATAATTGCAGATAAATTGTATGGCTCACCAGAGAAACATTGGATTATTCTTTCTGTAAACAACATTAAGAATCCACAATTTGATTGGCCTTTGCGTTATAATGACTTAACAAAATATATTGATATTAAATATCGTGGTGTAACATATGCAAATACTGCAAACTCAGGAACAGGATTATCTTGGGCTAAATCTCACACGCATTCTTATTACATAAATGAGAAACGAACTTTACCAACGGGTGATGAAACGCTCGAAACCATTATCATTGATGCTGCAACATTTGCAAATACGAATACAACATCAACTGTTGTATACACACTTTATGATTCCACAAATGTTACAATAACAACAACAAAATCTTCAATATCTTATTATGAATATGAGATAGAAGAAAATGAAGGAAAGAGAACGATAGACATTCTTCGTCCAGAATTTGTAAAAACAATTGAACAAGAATTTAGAAACGTTATTGCATAATGTCAGAGTTAAATATACAAGAAACAACGCAATACAGAATTACTGAATTGATGTTGGTGACCAAATCTGGTTATATTGATATCAGAGACAAATTTGAAGAGTTGAATATATTTGATTCACTGTTGAATCAATCGATGAGCGGAAACATTTTGATACGTGATGCCATAGGTTTATCTGAACAATTGTTGTTTGATGGATCTGAAGTTTTGATAGTTAAGATTGGTAAAGATGAAGATGAGTTGATGATAAAGAAATCGTTTCGAATTTACAAACAATCGAATCGAGTTCCAGTAAACCAGTCTAGTGAAGTTTACGTATTACATTTTGTTTCAGATGAGTATATTTTTTCACTGCAACAAAAAGTACAACACTATTATAAATTGACATATTCTGAAACTGCTGTTAAAATTATGAGTGACTATTTGGGTATCAAAAAATTTGGAATATATTCTTCTTCTTTTGGTGTACGAAACATCCTTGTTCCTTCTTTAGAGCCTTTAGTTGCTCTACAGTGGCTTGCGACTAGAGCTGTAGATGAAAAGCAATCACCTGGATTTATATTTTTTGAAAATAGACTTGGATTCAATTTTACGAATTTGAGTACATTGTTTTCCTTTCCAAGTTTAACTAGAGTGAATTTTAGTGCTAAAAACATTTCAGATAATTTAGGAGAAGAATTTACGGGTGCCAGAAGTTTTGAAGTTATTACACAGAATGATTTTGTTCGTAACACAAAATCTGGTGTTTATGCTGGCAAACTTGTAGCATTTGATCCTTTGACGAAAACAATACAAGAACAACAACACACATTTAAAGAAATGTATGATACGGGTGAACACCCAAATAAAAATCCAAACGTTTCATTAGTAAAAAATAGAGGCGGTTTATTCCAAACACAGATGTATGATTCTAGAATTGTCACTTATCCTTTTTTCGGAAATAGAAGAAATAGTGATTTTATCAAAGAAAATAATCCAACATCGGTGTCACTGGATGAAGATACGGAAAATTATAGATTTCAACGTGAAGCTATCTTTCAAAATTTATTTTCGAAGCGTGTTAAATTAGTTTTACCTGGAAATTTTAAGTTATCTTCTGGTTTTTGTATAGATTTGGATGTACCAAAAAGAAGTATTTTGGCTGATCGTGAAAATCCATTCGATTCTTCATTGCATGGTAAATATTTAATTGTTGCAGCACGACATATTATACGACCAAATATGCATGAAGTTGTCATCGAAGCTGTGACCGATTCATCAAATTATAAAGATAAGAATAACAATACTGTATTTACGAGTACTGTTGACCAAGAGAAGGCGGCAAATTACAATGAATAATAACTATTATGGCATGTGGGTTGGAATTGTTGAGGACAGAAACGACCCGTTAAAATTACGTTGCAGGGTGCGAGTTATTGGTGTGCATCCAGAAAGTCGAGCACAAGTTCCAACTGAGGCTTTGCCTTGGGCATCAATTTCTTGTCCACCATCCTCAATGTTATCTCTGATGATGCCAAAAGAAGGTGATATGGTCGATGGATACTTTATGCAAGGTAATCCAGATTTTCCAGTTGTTACTGGAGTCATACAAGGAATTAGATTAGAAGACCAAAATAATCAAATTGGTTTTAATGACCCACGAACAAAAGCACAAATAAATGCAGCACCAAAGACTGGCGGCGATGTTGTTTACGTACAAAAAGGTGCGCCATCATTGCCTTATATTGGCCTAGAAAATTTGACATTGTTAAAACAAACAACTATACATAGAGCAAATCAGAATAGAAAACATGTTTGCGATGTTGCTGGATTAATGAAACGTAGTGCAGCTTTAGCAAGATTAAAGTTTTCTGAAATTATGGAATCTATTCGTAAGGCCATTAAGGCTGTATTGAAAGCATTAGGACTAACACCCAGTGGTGAAACCAGTTATTGGATTGAACAAGCAAAAAAACTTGCGCGTGAATTAAAAGATATTGCGAGAGCTATTTCAGAAATTGCAGACCTTGCTACTGTGATTGTTGATTTTGCAAAACGAGTTAGAGCTATGATTGATTTTATACTTGGTTTGCCTGCAAAATTATATGCATTGCTGAAACAGTGTTTGGCTGAATTGATAGCATCACTCACTTCCGGTTTCACAGAATTATTTTCTCTCTCAGGTAAAACAGATTTCTCGGAAGCTATCGCAGTGTTCAATGATATAAAGAATTCGGCCGGAGAGATTTACACCGCGAGTTTAAAAGTTGTGGCGGCACCTATTGCTATAGTTGAGGCACTAACTACTCCAGCTAGTGCTTCTGGTGTTGCAGCTGCAGGAGAAACGTTGAATACATACCTATCCAGTGTGAACCCAACATCAACTACAACCGATTTTACTAAATTTACAACTAATTAATATGGCAACAAAACCATCTGATGATTATTCGTGGACAGAACCAGAGTCGCAGGCAAACGATGAGACTTTGCCAAAATACCCATACTGCCATGCAACCATAACCGAATCTGGTCACAGCTTTGAGTTGGATGATACTCCAGGTCGTGAGAGGATACGCCTCCAGCACGGCGGCGCACAAACTGATGGTCTTGGCACCTTCTTTGAAATTCAATCTGATGGAACGAGAGTCAATCACATTGTCGGTGATAAT